CAATGCCGTTTACTGTCGTTAGGCTTGCCTTAAGGCCGATTGCCGTTTCAGCCGCATCTAAGTCAACTTCGACTGTAGATACACGAGCGTACAGGTCATCAAGCTCTGCAATCTGGCTTGGGTCAATGACTGCATCAACAATTGCTTGGTCAACATAGGCTTGGGTTGCTCGTAAGGCAATCTGTGCGTTTGCAGCATCAAGGTCTGCCTCAACAAGGTTTAATTGGCCTTGCAGATTGTCAACGCCAAATATACGAACGGTTCCAGTGCCTTCATCGACATAGATGCCAGCACCTGTAATCATAGTTTCGTGCTTATCAATAAGCACTGCTGCACCTAGCAGATTATTGGCAATCGTATCTGTATCTGTGTAAAGCGTATTAATGTCACCATCATGTACGTTTACTTTAGCAATCAAGCCATTAGGAATCTCTGGATAAGCAGGATTGCCGCCAATATCAATTAGGTCAATGCGTTCATTGAGGCCAGCGGCAATTTGGTCTGTATTGATAGCGCCAAACAGGATTGACAGAAGATACTGCGGGTCATCGCTTGGTGAACACGCTACGCCAGCAGTTCCTGATTCAGGGTACCAGTCAGAGAAGTTGCCATTAGCATCAACTAAACGAATCCAGTAGTACCAAGTCTGCGCAACATCCAATCCTGTATGGCTATATGTTGTTGCAGGAACAGCTACTTTAGCGATTAAAGATGCTTGGTCCCTATTGTTGTACGCAAGAACACCCCAGATTTCGACAAAAGCAACGTCAAATCCAGTAGTTTTATAAGACCAGGTTAAGATATTTTCAAAGAAGCCGCCAACAGCAGTCAATGTCATAACTGCGTCTGGGTTTTGAATTACTGGAGTTACAGTGACTTGAGCAGCGCTATCAGGAGGGAACGATGACAAATCAGAACCAACGGCTGAAACGGCAAATTTAAGTGCCTTACCGTTAAGGTCTATCGGGTCGCCATTTGCATCTGTAAATATGTATTCATTAAATGCAATGTAGGTAAGTTCTGTCGTTTCTTTAAGTAAACGCCAGCCGTTTGTATCTTGATAATAAATCTTGTAGCTATATGCTGTACCACCAGCATAAGGCTTGCTCCAAGAGAGCGTAACCGTAATACTAGGTACTTTGTTGGCATAAGTAATCTGGTAAGAGCCTTGCAAAGATGTAACAGGACCTGGTGTTGTTTTATTCGCCCCTGTTGTACCGCCACCGTTACCGCCTGTCCAGTTTCCACCCCAAGGATCGCGTTCAGGGATTGCTTCTGTATCTGCTGTGTAGATTGCTGGCGCGTAAGGGACTAGTTCAAGTGTTGCAGTTAAATCATTGCTAGGGCGAACAGACTTGACTAAACACTCAAGGTCTACACGATTAAGTTCACCGTAAATAATTAAATCACCTTCGGACACTGTAGTTCCGCTAATAATCGCACTTGAGCCGCTTACTGAAAACAAACTGCGAACAGACTGTGTGCCATCTAAATGTCGAACATGAGCGTAGATGCTTCCAGTTGTTAGCTTAAATGGCTCATCAATGGTTATGTTGCCGCCACTGACAGAAACAATACGACCTGAGCCAGCGCCAATCTTAGGTACATCATGCTGCAATCGCACAAGAGAGCCGCGAGTAGCAAGCAGGTTTTCTACGTCACAATCAATCGTAAATGTTTCAATTCGTAACTGACCCTGAGCAATTGCCCTGCGACCAATTGTGTAAGCCTGGTTGTAACGCGATATGCCAACCAGTTTCATTGTTTCAAACACTGTTGCCTGTGTTTTGCCGCCAGAGCCGTCTGCGTTGTAATCATCGTCGTAAACAATGATTTCATCAACGTCAGTCTCATTTGTTTTGGTGTATTCAATACGCAAAGCATGTGGCTTGACGTAGTAGCTCATATTGCCGGAGAACGACTTAATGTTCTTTGGCGTAAAGATTTGAACTGGCGTATCTCTTTCACGGTCAACTGTAATCGAGTATTTTCCGCCATTTTGCGATGGCGTTGCGTAGCCGGTAGCAGCAATCAGCTTGAGGACTTCCCATGCCGTTGTTTGAGAGGTTACTTCCAAGTCGCAGCAAGCGCGATTGATTGTCGCGGCTTCGGCAGATTGGTAAAAGAAACTTTGAACTTGATTGCGAGTAAGTTCTGCACTATTGAGTTTGCCAACCCAGAAGTTAAGGCCATCTGTATCTGGCACACGATAAAGAATCGTGTAGTACAAATTTGTCACAAAACCTTCGTTAGTTGCTGTATTTGGCGTAGTTGGCGGCGTAAATTCAAAGTTTGGCTGAGTCTCGTTACACCAGTCAGCCCAATCTTTAAATGAAACTAAATCAATCCTAGAATCTGCAACTGGATTTTTCGCCGCAGTTCCGCGCATTACATCAAGGTATGCCCAAGCAGGATTTCTAGTTTCTTCTACTGACCAAGAAGAACCGTTCCAGACAGGCAGCTTGCTTTTTACAACACAAGATAAGTTATTTACAGCACCATTAAGCTGGTCTGTTGCCTTAATCTTTAGTTCAATCAACCCAATTTGTTTATTTAGAGCAATTGGAGCAATATTTTTTATTGATCGAACAGACGATAAAACGCAACCTGTTACATGATTTAAAGAACCGTCATAATCATCAGTAAGTCTAACAATGCGAATATCCCACTTTCCAGCAGTTGGAAATGACATATTAATATTTGTAAAAAATGGCCTTGCTGCCGATCTTCCAATATTAACGATACTTGTCGAAGATGCAACTGTGTAACTATTTTGATAATCTTGATATGCCTCTAAATAATTTCCAAAGTAATCATTTGTTGTGGTTACAAGTGTTTTGTATTCGTTATTTGCAACTGATGATGATGCTGGCAAATCTGTAACGACAGAATAATGTGGAATTCCAAAGTAAGGGGTTCCAACAGCGTTCCAAGTGTTACTTGTTACCGTTGAGTTAATTACTCCATCAGTTATTATAGGATTGTAATTTGTGATTGGATTCCATGTTGAAGTTCCACTTTGACGAACTTGTACTTGTAAATCAATGTCCCATCCTGTTTTTGATCCATTTTCTAAATGCAAATAATACATTCCGTTTGGGAATTGAATTGCTACAGAAGCAGCGTTTGCATTATCTGTTGTTGATACAATATGTTCAATATCTTTTAATAATGTAATGCTATAAGGGTCTTGCCAGTTATCTTCTTTAACAATCTTTAGTTCGTCGCCAGCTTCAAATGCTTCGTGAATGTAGTATTCAACATCTTTGTAATTTCCAATTGGGTTTTCACCAATGCGAATATCTTCAATCTTTAGCGGCCCGTAGCCAGCCGTAAATGCTTGATACAAATACTGGTCTGTGCCTTGGGCAATGATGTAAGGCGCAATTGCATGTTGCGGGAACACCTTGCGAGTACCGTAGATGCGCGGAATCGCTGCGTACTTATTTAGTTGGTTCCCTATACGGCTGAAGCCATAAACAGGGTCCTCTGCTGTGCCAGAACTGCCAGTTGACGGCAATCCTGGAACCGGAGGAGGAAATAGCGCATTAAGAGCTAGAGATGCCGCAAGGCCTGCTACTGCTCCAACGCCAGCTCCTATTGCAGCAGCTTCTCCAGCAGATAATCCAGCGGCAGTTCCTGGCCCTAATGCGCCAGCAGTAAAATATGAAACAACAACAACAATAGCAATAATTGCAACTGCTTTTAATATCTGACCTGCATCACCACCATGAGGCACAAGCACCATGCCAACGACATCTTTTTCGTTTACAAACGTCAGTGCATAATTTTCTGGCTGGATAACTTCGTCATTAAGTACGACACGCAGATACTTACGCTGCCATTCTTCTTTAATGGCCTCGTCAATGATTTCTTGAATTGAACTACCTGCTTTTACATAAACCTCTTTAACAGACTCCTGCAAAGCAAAAGGCGAGTCACGGAACGCTGTGTAAACACTTTTCTGTACTTCAGTCTGTTGCAGCATAGTTAATCCTTCATCTGCGATTTGTGCCGATAGTAGCCTTCAATTCGATGTCGCCACTTAACACTATCTAATCTATCAATACAGCTATTATGCCCTGTTTGCGTATGTAAAAACTCTGAATTACCGAGATATACACCAACGTGGCATGGATGCCCCATAAGCCTCAATTTTATACCATCGCCGTATTGCGGTATATCAACTTTTGTCCAGTCATTGCTAAATTCTTGTATTGCCGTTGATGTGGACATCTTATCAAAGGCATCAACGTAAAACTCGTCGTATGACGGTAGTAAAACGCCCATTTCGTGAATGTAGAAAAGACGAAGCAGCCCCCAACAGTCTGCTCCTACTAAATCCCTGCCTTTGTTCCTGTATGAAACGCCGATTAAGTCTTTAATCATTTGAACATGCCTGGAAACGTCCGAGGTAGGTAATCGTCAGCAGGGAATCGCTGGTTCAGCAAATCCTGAATCTGCGCTGTCAATGTAATGCTTTGTGAGTTATACGTTGCGTCAACTAGTGACAAGTCGTCAATGCTGTACTCAACATTGTCTGGCGCACTTGCCATGATGATTTCTGAGGTAATGGTAATACCAGTCCCGTAGGTGCGAATAATCTCAATAAGCTCTAGGCTGACATTATCAACGCTAATCTGAATCGTTGGCAGCGTTTCGCCGTCATCTTCTGGCAGCACAAACTGGAACGGGAACGCCATATAGGTGTTGCCGCGAGAAACTACGTCATCTAGGTTGTTGACTAGACGGAAAGTGGTATTTGACTCTTGATGCTGGATTGTCAGC